AGAGTATTTCTTTTTGATTTTGTAGACTTTGTTCCTGTGCAGTTTTTTGTACTGTAAACTGTTGAAGTTGTAATCCTGCACGTTCTTCTTCAAAGTTTCTATAGTAACGACCGTTTTTAAGTCTGCCGGTGACTTTTGTGTAAAGAGACACATCTTTGGTTTGTAAATGCATACTACGTTCCTTTTTAATTTATTATAACACTTAAAACGTAATATGTCAATTATTTTATAAATGCGCCAATTCTACCATGCACATCAGGATACTGTCTATAGGCATATCCTGCAGGTGGTACTGTTGACTCACCTTCCCAAACAGGAATGAAATGACTTATATTGTTAGCAAAGTCTTCGTTGTTTCTCAAATGTACTTCTATAAGTTTACCACCAATGTATTCACAGTTGATCCATTCATACTTGGTACCAAGATTACGTAACAGTAATGGCAAGGCTACTTGCGTATCTCTACGTATCCATTCTTTCCAATGTGTCAATGTATCTGCAGGTTTTATTCCTTCTACACATAAACTTTGTGACCCCCATTGATAGTCTACACTTAGATGAACACCATCAAACCATTCACACCAAAAGTATCCAACGGGCAAATGTGTTGTGCCTTTATCCAACCATACTTTAGTTGCTCCTAGCCCTAAGCCTAATATATTCACACAAGGACGCACTATGTACACACCAGGTGTAGCAACATCTTGGCCAACTGGTCCGCAGTTGTATCCTAGTTTACGTGACAGTATTAGTTTGTCCATAACCCAAATATCATCTGGGTCAGCAGTCCGCCACACTATATCTTCCGGGTGATCATCCAAAATTATTGTTCAACCATTGTTCCAAATCACCTGTGAGATTTGCCATCATTGCTTCCTGTGAACCAAAAAAGCTCAAACGTTTTCTGCCGTAGTAGTATGGAAAGTTAAGTTTGCGATCTAAGCCAAGTATGATACGTTTATTTTTACGTGCAAAGTTTTCTGGTAAAACAAAATCCCAATATTCAAATTTGAGATCTTTCAGCATTTTAAATCCTGTGCTGGTAAGACGCATTCCGCCATTATCACGTATGTTATACCACCACGAGTGCAATGCAGTTTTGTAATCAAAGTTAGCACGTTCTGTTGAACCATCGTAGTATAATGCCATAAAGGTTCGAGTAAGTTCTTCTTTCTTACTTCGCATTAGGGTACACTTGTTCACCCTTGTGTAGCAACACAACACTAAACTTTTCACATTTAAATTGTGCATTTAGTTTTTTTGCTAGACTGATGGCATGCCCTGGATTAGAAAAACTTACCTTTTTATATTTAGGTCCAGGATACTGTACTAGCATGTTAGATGTTTTTAGGTTGATGGGCGAGCCTTCAAAGTACACTGCCCAAATACCATCACTAGCAAGAACCTGTTCAGTTTTGTAAGTTGCTTTATCAGTAACTTCGACTAATATAGTTGGTTTTGGTCTACTCATTTCATTATCTCCACAGTTATTTACCATAAACTGCGTACATAATGTGGTTAACTGCTTAGTTAACTACCAATTTCCACCATCAACTTCTATTATTTGTGGAGTTTCTTCTGTAGGATTTGATTGTAAAAGCCTTAGGTCTAACATTAACTTTGTAATATCACCATGCAAGTTTTTGGCATCTGCCATATTCCATACAAAATCTTTCGCACTTGTTGCTTCACATTGTGCAACACGATCAATAAACTTTCTAATGTATAGTCCGCTCATTTATACTCAAAACCATCTGATGATTTAGCCGGTCCCATATAACCGTAACGTTCTAGCAAGATAAGTTTTGGACAAAAGTGCATTTTTACTTTTTTACCAATTTTTATTTTATAATATCCAGCGGCATACCAACTGCGTGATTTCTTTTCTTTGGTATACACAGGCAAACGTGTGTGTATATTGTACACACCATTAAATGGTTTTACGTCAGTAGGAAAGTTGTTTACTTGGTTCTCAGGATACTTTATACGTTCTTGATCATCTTCAAATGCAATATTAGTTACATCACGTAAACTTTTAATTGTTTTAAATCTAGCATTGCCTTGTTGAGTTGTAACAAAGTAACCGTTGTTATCTTTTTCAACAGATCCAATCTTTTTCTCGTCTTGTTTAATAACCCAAAACTTTCCGTTTACAATTGGTCTTGCTATAGTTTCACTCATTGTTTTAATGCTCCTTGATATGTTTGATTCAACCAACGTCCATACTGTTCTGCATGTTCACTTAGTCGATTCAACTCGTATTTACCACAAAATTTCAAGAACTTTGAACCTACTTGTCCTATGTCCTTGTTGGTGACTTGATTAATAATTTCTAAGTCAACCCTGTCTTTTATTTCTGCAGGTTGTTGTGTAAGATCAATTAACTGTTTGTTTCTGTTGTAGTCATCTAACACTCTATGCTCTTTGTCCTCATGATCAGTCCAACGTTGTAGCATCATGTTGTTCCAAGCATATCCTTTAGCATGTCTATCTGCATATGCTTCTAACAAGCCGACTTTGTTCTTAGTGCCTTTCTTACGTACACCAGGAAATGCACTAAACACGTTATCACTGCTGTCGCCTCGCATGCACTTTTCAAATAACAAGTACTCGGGGTCGCCTAACAGTTTAGGTTCTTTTGTTTTCTTATCTATAACCTGCTTACCCTTAGCATCAAATATGCCTTCTAGTGTGATCAAGTTGTCAGTAATGCCATTAAACTGTGTAACATTTTCAGTGATTAACTGATAAAAATCACTGTCGCTACTGATAATAATATGTTCATCTGTAGGATGCAGTGCAATCCAACGTGCAATAAGATCATCTGCTTCTGCATTGGCATCACGTAATACACTACAATTGGTTTTTTCACGTAGATATTGATTGAAGTCATCAAACGTGTCCCAGAACAGTTTTTCTTCTTCTTGTTCACGTTCAGATAGTGCAGCTCTTGCTTCAGTACGATTAGCCTTGTATGGCTTGTAGTAATCCTTACGCCAACTACGACCTTCTAAACAAAACACAACATGATCAGCATCAAACTTTTTTACAACTTTGTTGATAGCAGCCATGCTTATGTGCAGTGCATAACCAACTTTCTCCCACGGGTCACTTGCACGGAATGCAACGTGCCTGGCACGGAAAAACATGTTAGCAGTGTCAATCAATAGATACTTCATAGCAATCCTTTTGTTAATAATACATGTATTATAACATTATATGCAATGATTGTCAACCTTACAATAGGTCTACGTCTATTGTACCACCTTGTTCTAGTTTTTTCAATGTGTTTTCACTTGGCGTGCCAGTTAATCTCAATGTGTATCTTTTGAATCGGCTAGCATTTCCGCTTGCATGAGGAATATTATCGTCAAAGATTAAAGCATCTCCTGCTTTCCATTGAGCAATTGCTTGTGTGCCCCATTGTAGCATCTGTCCAAACTCCCAATCTTGCAAGTGTACAAGCAGTCTGATAACATTGCCTTGTCTAAAGCCTTGACTGTGTCCACAATGGCAGTCTACATGCCACAATTGATAGTCTCCGATGTTTTTTTCTAAGATTATAGGTTGCACATCATCTGTAAACTCAAACCATTCTACTATTTTACACAACGTTGGGTGTTTATCAGTTTTGACAGTTTCTTTATAACCACCGTGTGTCATTGAACCTATTTCATTGTTGAGGTACCAACTTGCAAGTGATGCCGCCTTTGCACTGTTTTTAGGAAGTGCTTTTGATTTTTCTCTTATAAAGGGCAAAACTTCTTGCATTACGTTGTCAATTGCTTTTCCTCTAAACTTTAACTTTAGATTTACAACGTCGTCTAAGGTTTCTTTTGCAAATTTATCAAAAGCATAATTTGAAAATTGATCTGTGTAATCATAGTAACTATCGTATTCTAGCACAGGATGTTCGATGGCATCAGGATGGTCTGCAGGTAAATTATCTTTTAATTCACCTTGGTATTCTTTTCCCATAGGTTGTTCCTCTCATATGGAATGTAGTTGTGCCCCTACAATTACTTATCTAGATTAACTTGTTGTCAACTATATATTTTGTTAAAAATTGTGCAAACACTCTGTGGCCATCAGCACCATAGTGCCAACTGGTAGGCGATACAGTATCGCAACTTGCTCCTACTACTTTATCAAATGTAGTATCGCCATAAGGATCGATGTAGCTAGATCCCCATTTCATTTTAGTTTTAATTTTACTAAAGGTATTGTTGCCATTAAAAAATATGTGTTTAATTTTGTTTTTGCTTAAAAATTGATGAAAGTTCCATATTTTTGTGTGTGCCGATTTCGTTTTCTTTTGCCAGTCTATGGTTGCAACATATTCTTTGTACTTTTGCTGATGACTTTTTGGAACTACATCTATACCACTCGCATTGATTTGATAGTAAGTATCATCTATTTTCCACTCTTCTCTTTCCCATGTGCTCCATTGTATAAGCATAAATGTACGATACAACTCGTGTTCCTGCTTTTTTATCCATTGTTTAGTGGTTCTTATAATACGATCATTTGAACTGGCACTCTCTGCGGCACACACCATACCACAACTAAGCCTATTGCTTAGTAGTTTTGAAAAACTCTTCTCTAGGTTGTCAGGATGTGGAGCCCTGCCCATCATCCAATACTGACTATCATCTTCTGCAAATGCATGATTGTTTACACATTCAGCGGCAGCAGTATGAGAATCGCCGTTAGTATATAATATCATAATATATGATTGTCCTTGATATAGTTCATTATCTTACTTGCCCATAATCTGTGTCCGTCTTCTTTATAATGATACCATTCGTCTGGAGTACATCCTTGTGCTTTTAACCAATGGTAATAACTTTGATCATTATCATAAGGGCCAATAAAACACTTGCCCCACGGATATTCGTATGATGTGTTTAAAAAATCATACATGCAATTGAAAAATACATGCGGAATTGCACCAAGTTCTTGATGAAATTCAAATATTTTTGTATGCCAGTGCTTGCTTTTTTTAATTAGTTCTTCTTGTGTTTGTGCGGTTACCCACTTTTTGTATTTACTTTGCAATTGATCTGGCAAGCCATCGTGTCCGCTACTGTTCACATTATAATATTTGTTATTGTATTGCCATTCTTCTCGTTCCCACGTACTCCAACCCATTATAATCAAGTTTGGAGTTGTGTGCTTAAGATAATCACGTGTGCGTCTAATAATACTAGCATTACTGCTACCACCTTGTGCTTGGTTGACAAACTCTGTACCAAAGTTTTCACCAATAACATCTACAAAGCTCCATGGTGCAGTATGACTATCACCGTTTGCATACAGTAACATTATTTTACTTCTGTGTAGCCGTCGCCAAGATCTCTGCTTTGAGTATAACGTATATCAGGATCAGCCTGTTCTTGTTCGTATGTTTCTAATGCAACATTACGACAGACATTTTGAAACCATCTATCAACTATAACATGTTCTTCTTCGTTTGGCTTTTGTTGATAGCCAGCACGTACAAGATTTGCAATAAACTTTTCATTCCAATCCAGTTCAAATGCGCCGTTGTTAATTTGCTCTGGATCAATGTCCATACTGATAATATTAACATATGGTTCGCCGGCTGCAGTTGCAATTTCTTTGTCTGTTTTTTTAGTTTTAGACTTTGGCTTTTCTTTTACAACAGGCTTTTCTTTAATGCCCATTGCTTTTTTAATTTTATCAAACATGCGATTCCTTATTGTGGAAAGTATTTGTCCAGCATTTCTAGCCTATCATCAGCTTCTGCTAGTTTGTTTAGTTCTGCAATCACTGCTTCAGTGACATCTGAATGCTCACCAATTCCTGCTGGCATACTTTTATATACCTCAATGTTTGCTTGATGCACTGCAATTTCGCCTTCGGCTTGTTTGCGAGCGGCCTCTAAAATTAAATCTCCTACTTTCATCTAAACCTCCTTAGATTTTGTGAACACCGGGATTGGGTTCATCTTGTGTAAATTTTTGTTTCTAATTGTTTTATACAATTCGATATTTTCACGATCTTCTTCAGTCATCATATCCTGTGGTGCATCTATATATTCCATACACCATTCTAGTTGTTCGTAGGATAGTCCATTTAATTGGTCGCTATCTACTCTACCATCTTCCCACAAGCCATCTGTTGGCTCTGCATCGATAATACGTTGATCAATTCCTAGTTCTTTACCTAGTGCCCATACTTCTGTTTTATACAAGTCTGCTATTGGGCTTATATCTACTCCACCATCGCCGTACTTGGTATAAAAGCCAACACCAAAGTCTTCTACTTTGTTTCCTGTGCCAACAACTATGCCACCAAACGTTTGTGCTTTTTGGTACAAGGTCATCATACGCAGTCTTGCTCTTGAATTTGCCAGTGCTAGTTCATTCTTTGGAAACTGAAATAGATCCTCAAACTTTTCAAATACTGATGTAAGATCAATCATTTCAAAACTAGCATTCATATAGTGCTCACCTAGCCATAAGCAATGGTCAACAGCTAAGTCTGTTTGTTCTTGCTTTTGTCTTATTGGCATCACAAGTGTAAGAGTAGGAATACCTGTTAATGCACAAAGAGTGCTTACTACTGCACTGTCAATGCCGCCACTTACTCCAACAACCAACTGTTCTATGTTGTTTGTTTTACAATAGTCTTTTATCCATTCTTTGATCTCAGTGTGTAAATCCATTATAGTCCTTTGTTACGCAATTTGTCTAAGTCAATTGGTGCTTTCATAGCACGTTCAAGTGGTGTTTGTTCAGGTACCCCAGGCGTTGCCGAAGAGACTGATATGTAGTCGGGGTGTAAACCTCCATCCTTTTTCCATACAGATGTTTGCGACTTCTTGGACATTAAGATTGTATTCTTCACTCCTACCACCCAACGGCATAAGGTAGACAGGACATTCGATGCCTGCTTTCCTGTACTCTGCAACGGCTCTACCAGCTTCGTCAATGTCAGTACGATCAGCGACCACAAACTTAAGATACATATCACTGCCGTCCACACTAGCATAATCACAAGCCACTGCAGGCTTGATAGCAGTCTCCCAAGGTTCTCCACTAACAGAGAGTTTTGGGGAACAACTCCAAGTGACCTCAAACCTGTTCTGATGGGCAAGATAGTCTTTAAAACTAGTATGAAGCATCTGCGTCGTATTTGTTTCAAATGTAACATTTTTTAAGTCCTTCATTTTAGGATGCTCAAACAATTCAATGTACAG